GCACGCGGGAAATATCCGCGTTGTCCTTCACCGCGTGTTTTTCCAGCGCCAACAGCTCGATCTCATCGAGGACGTGGTTGATGGAATGCTGGATGGTGGGATGCGACCTCACGCCACCCGCCCATTCAGGCTCGTGGATGTGGAGCATCGAGGCGGATGATAGATCGCGCGAACTGCCATCGTCTTCCAAGGCGCGGTAGAAGATCGGTGCGCCCCAAGCATCGAGACCCACGCCGTCGAGAGTTTCCCTGGAGCCGAACTGGTCGCCGATCCGGTGGGACTCGATCAACTGGATGCGTGGTTCTCCCTCGGCGTCGTGGGTTTTGTGGACGAAGTATTCGCCGTCGATGTCGATGCCCCGGCAGACGAGCGCCTGGCATTCCTCGAACGAAAATCGGCGAGTCACCTCGCAGCGGGCCGACCACAGGGCGAAGTAGGCTTCGGCGGCGCGGTTCCAGTCTGGACTGGCCGACTGGGCCTGCACGCGGATGCCGTCGCCGGTCGAGTAGATGGCCATGTTGGCGACCAGTTCGCGGACGAAGCCCGAGTTCTTGTGGAGGTAGCGCGACTTGCGGACTAATTCCGAGCGCACCCCTGGCGTGAGTTCGTGCCGAGCGTCCGTGGGTGCAAACCCCGGAACCAATCCACGGCGAGACGACCCGTTGGCAGACTCGAAGGGTGATCCCCATGCCTTGGGGACGAGAACCGGCGGCAGCCATTTGAGGGCGAAGGATTTGAGCGGATTCATTTCGGCAGGTATCCGGAGACTTGCGACACGGCGACGGTGCGAGGTTTGCCGTAGGTGGCAGGGTCGAGAATCCGCAGCGCGTGGGCGCATTCCTCAAGCACCTGATCAATGGGCATGGTGAACTGCTTGGTGGCGGAGCTGCCTGCCTCGTTCCAGGTCATGAGAGTTTTGCCCTCGATCAGAAATTCCTTCGCCCGCGACTGGATGGCGAGCACCTCGGAAATTGTGAAGCCGGTGATGAAGAGTCCGCGTGCCATGACTTATTTGCCTTTCCATGTGGCGTTGTTGCCCCGCGTGTCGATGTGGACAAAACCGGCGGATGGATAGAGACCGAGACCACCAGTGAACTTGCCATCCTTCCGCCATTCGAGCAGTCGGTCATAGACGCGCTGTGGGCTGATGCCGTCGAATGCGATGTCGAGAGCGGTGAACTCAAGATGCTGACTGGATGATGCGCCACCGACCGCTTTGTTGTAGTCGGGCGATCGGTAGGAACTCAGGATGGTGCATGACTTGCCAAACGAATCACGAAGCTCGTCCACGATGCGAAGTGCGGGCACGATGTTTTTCCAGAGCAGCCGCGACGGCAGGCTGTTTTTCATGCCCTTACGCTCGCGGGCGAAGTAGCTGGTGAACTCAGCCGCACCGAAGTTGCGAAATCTCTGGGCGGCAAACCAATCGGTGAAAGTGTTCATGGCTCCCCGTCCGGAGTGTCAACCGGGGGGAGCGAGATGGCCTCACGTCCGACGATCTTGAGCATTGTTGCGGCAGCGACCTGCATTGCCTCGTTGTCCCAAAGGTGATTCGGCCGGGATCCGATGCGTTCCCACAACCACTTGCCGCTTTTCTTGATCCGGTGCTCGCTTTCCATCTGGGCTAGGTATTCCTCGTCGATATCGTCGGGCACCTCCCAAACCGGCCCGTTGTCGGGGTTCTGGTTGCGGCGTAGGCGGGCGAGCGTGTCCTTGATGTTGAGGTTCGACCAATAGAACACCGAGCACGATTGGCCACGCCCCAACACCACTTTTCTTCGCGGCGAATAGAACCGCTCGATGGACTTCCGGCCCTTCACCTTGTGCGTGAACGTGGCCCGCTTGTCGCCCATGAGGGCCGTCCATCCGTGGGCCGCGCATTCTCGATAGACGTCATAGGTGGCGTAACCGGCGTCGATGAAAACCAGGTTCGGGTGGATGCCAAATCGTTCCTGGACCGACTCCACATCGGTGAAGGTGAGCACCCGCTCGTTCCAGATCAACCGGCTTGATCCGTCCTCGGCCCATGCCCGCACGACCAGCCACAGGTGGTCCATCTGGCAGTCCACCGTGAGGATCCGCAGCGGGCAGGCACAGGGCTGGCCAGCTGGCACCAATCGCCCTTGCGCATCCACGCCCGCCTCGCCGTCCCAGGTTTCGCCTTTCAGATAGCCGCCCGGAACGATGTCGAGTTTGTAGTCCTCCAGATATTCGCGCCACGCCAACGCCAGTCGCTTCTGGTAGAACTGCTGGATCAGGCTCACGTCGCCTTTGCGGGCGGCTGCCTTGGCGCGGAGATAGAGTTCGGCCAAGCGTCCCCAGCTCATGGCGCAGAGGGCGTTCCAATGGAATCCGGCATTCTCCTTTGGCGCGTTCGGATTGGTGGTGACGTAGCAGCCGGTGAGGTTGAGTTCACGGCGCGTCCGGTCGCTATCCTCGAAGTAGTGGTTGCACGAGACGCAGTTCATCGTGGTGGTGTCGCGCACCTTCTGGAAATCCCACTCGCCGGATTCATCGCGGGCGTCCTTGCTCCACTCGACTTGCTCCCATTTGAAGGGCTGGCGCTGGTGGCAATGCGGACAGGCAAACGTCCACTCACGCATGTTGGTGGTCTCGAACTTGCGGTGGGTGTCGTCGTCATCCTCGCCGCCTTGGGACATGAACAGGCACTTGCCCAACCAGCCGAACGCGGTGACACGGGCCTCCGCTTCCGCCATGTGACCTTGAGGCCAACGCCAGCACTCGTCCCCGATGAGCCAGCGGATCGAACGCCGCTGGAGGTTGGTTTTGTTGTGTGCGCCCAGCACCCACAAGGTCATGCCATTGGCGAAATGCACGGTGGCGAGGCGCTTCTTGTGCCGGTTGGCCGGATAGAGCGAGCTGACCGGTTTACATTCGTCGAAGAGTTTTTGAAGACGGCTTTCGCTTTGGTCTTTCGCGTCATCGTCGGTCTGGTCAAGCCAGAGGGTGGGGCCTGGATGGTTGGCGATGATGTGCGCGAGGCCGAGTTCGCCAACGCTGGTTTTACCGCTCTGGATCGCGGCGATGATGCTCACGATTCGGATCTTTGGATCGACCAAGGCTTCCATCGGCTCGCGCATCCACGGCGAGTTGGCCGAGCGGAACCGGCCTGGAATTGGAGAGTATGGGATTGATGTGATGTGCTCCTCGCACCACGCCCACGGGGGGCGGCGGTCGGGTGGTCGCCAGGCATTGCGCCAGATTTGTTCGAGTCGTTCGCGTGGTGCCGTTGTCATTCTCCCTGGTGAAGGATCGTCAACACCTCATCGATGGCCGCTCGTGCCTCTTCCTGGATCCCGGTGGCATCGAGGCCAGATAGAATTGGTGGGAGTTCCTGCTCGAACTTCTTGCGGAGCATCGATGTTGCCTGCGCCACGAGTTCGGTCCACGCCTGTCTCACTTCCTCGACCGCCACGAAATCCCCGCGCTTGATCCCGAGGCGCAGTTCGCGTTCCTCGACTTCGGCGAGCAGCTTGCGGGCTTTGAGCGAAGTTTCGATGTCGGCCGCTTCAGGGGTGGGCACTTCACCCCCTTTGAGTTCATTGCGCCGCATGAATTCCCGCCACGCCGCCACATCATGCAGTCCGTTGGATGCTGGCTTCGGCGCGTCCTTGCGCTTTTTCCACGTGTTGAGCGTCTGGCGAGAGGCTACCAAGATGGCGGCGAGCTCGACGTAGGATGCTGCGGTGGTGGGAGCCGCTCCGGTGCCGGTGGCCATGGATTGCAGCATCGACCGCTCGGTGCGGCTTAGCTTGCCGCCTTTTTGCACACGACCCACCAGATTGGCGAAGTCCCGCGATAGCAGCTTTTTGGCGATGTCAGGTGATACGGGCTCCATCCGCAAGTTGCGGACACGTCAACCCTTCCCAAGCAATTTTGGCAGCAGCTCGAAAGGAGCGGTGTATTTAAGAGCTTTGTATGGGACCATGTTCAACCGCTTCTCGATATCTGTGGGGCCGAAGCTGTAAGTTTTATTACGATTGTATTCGTAGTGAAACTTCGCCGATTGGATCGCGTCGTTCATGGAACCGATCAGCGATCGATTGGTTCTTTTGAGCACGATCACTTGCTGATTTTGAGCATCGAACTCAGAGTCGAATCGATGCCAAACTTCCGCCACTTTTGGTAGGAATGCTTTCAGGAATGAGTCAATGGAGGTGAGTCCACGAGCGGGTATCAGGATCGTGTAGAGGCTCGCGTCATTCATCATGAAAATGTGCTCAACTCGTCCGATGCGAAAACAATGCCCACTCCACGCATCAAGACGGCCAGCTTGGATGACTGGCATCCCTTGGAGGCTGACCGAGCACTTCAAACGGTCAGCAAGTTGATTGGAGAGGTGAAGGATCATGGTTGGTACTTTTTGCGTTTCATTTGGATGATTTCCAGCATCGCCTGCAACCCGAACCCTTGCGGCATGGCCCGTTCCTGCTCCCAGTTCTCCAGGCTGCGCTTCGACACTTTGAGCACCTCGGCGGCATCACGCTGGCTGTATTGGTTCTTCTCTCTCCATTTGCGGAGAAGTTGGGCGAAGGTCGTGTGATCCATAGCAGTATCCGCAGACTACGGATGATCGTGACGCTGGTGTCAAGGTTGGAGCGCGGCGGGTTGACGGAGGGTTATGGGACATGAGCATTCCCGTGCATTGCGCCCACACCGCCCTCGTTGATCCAAACTCGCTGAAACCGAACCCGGTCAACCCGAACCGGCACAGCGCCCATCAGATCCAGCTTCTTGCCTCAATCATCCAGGAACAAGGCTGGCGCAATCCGGTCACCGTGTCGAAGCGGTCGGGGTTGATTGTCCGCGGTCATGGACGGTTGGAAGCGGCGTTGCTGATCGGCTGTGAGACGATCCCCGTGGACGAGCAGGACTATGCGAGCGAAGCGGAAGAACTGGCCGACTTGCTCGCCGACAACCGCCTTTCGGAACTCGCCGAACTCGATGAGGACGACCTACGGAAGGTTCTCAAATCCATCGCCGACGCGGATCCAAACTTCGACATCGAGCTCACCGGCTTCATGGAGGACGAGATCCGCAAGTTGATGGATGACGCCGCCAACCCGGAAGACGAGATCGAGATGATCCCCCGGATGGAATGCCAGGCGTTCGAAACCCACGACTACCTCGTGTTCATGTTCCACGACCTGCGGGATTGGATGCTGGTGCTTCAACTCATGGGAGTGTCGGAGGTTGACTACTCGATCAACCGCAGAACCCACAAAATCGGCCTCGGCCGCGTGCTCCATGGAAAACGACTCATCGACCTCTGCCGCCGCGCCAATCTGGCCGGAATTCCGTCCGCTCTCCCTTCGACTGGTGATCCTGTCCCGCAGCCGGAGCCGCTCGATCACCAGCCACAAGCTGTTCCCGACGGCGACACTGCTCGTTCCCGCAAGCGAGGCTGAACATTACCGTCACACCGGGCTGGAAATCGAAACCATCCCCGATGAGATCGCCGGCATCAGCGCCGTGCGAAACTGGGTGCTGAAACGCTTCAACGAAGACGCCGTTGTCATGCTCGATGACGACATTTCCGCGTGCGTCTGCATGGTGAGCCTGCGCTGTCGGAAACTCTCCGTCACGGAAACGCTCGCCATGATCGAGAACTCGGCGTGGTGTGCGCGTGGCGCTAGGGCGCGATTGTTCGGCTGGCACCAGCGGAGTGATCCGCGGCTTCTCCAGCGCAACGATCCGTTCGGGGTGAACCACTGGGTCGGGGGCGCGGTGGGCGTGGTGCGTGATGAGAAGGGCGGCGTGCCGAAGTGGGACGAACTGCTCAAATGCAAGTGCGACATCGACGCCACGCTCCAGGAGCTGTTGGACAACCGGCTGGTCTGGAACGAGGCGCGGTTCTGCTTCGTCCAGGAGCGCGACAAGAACCTCGGCGGCAACAGCTTGTTCCGAAGCGAGGAACGCATCGCCACCGAGAAGCGATACCTCAAACGCAAGTGGAAGGCCCATATCCGCATGGAGTCCTACAAGAGCCAGGACCGGGTTTCGATGGACGCACCCCGCCGCCAGTCCGTGAAACTCTGAAGAAAATGGTGGCCCAAACTGCTTTCAAATTGTCCGCAAACTGCGTATAGTCATCGACCATGAGTTATCACTTACACACTCTGCGCGGTTACAGCTTCCCGGCAGTATCGAGCGCGATGCAGAAGGCGATCCGGCGCGGTGACGCGAAGCTGGCCGGATATTGGGGGCTTGAACTTTGGGCGAGCGGATTCGGCCAGTATGTCTGGAGGCGCTTGCTCACGGTGAGCGCGGAGGATTGCTGGGGAATCCTCACGGCGGAGGTGAAGGCGCTCCACGACAGCTACACGGAGATCAACAAGACCACCACGGCGAAGAAACCGAAGGGCCGCATCTTCATCTCCAAAGCGGTGATCCTGCTCTGCATGGCCAAAAAGAGCCGCGATGCCGACCACCTCCAAAACTTCGTCTATGACCAACATGCTGGACTCGAACCGGAAACCCTCACCGATGAACTGGAGCAATCGGGCGAATACATCGCCATTCCGGACTACGCCTACGACTGCCACACACCCCAAGGACGTGCGTCGGGCAAGACGAAGGCGGAGTTCTTCCGGCAGGAGCAGGACGCGCTAAATCCCTTCATCCCCGGCCTCTTCGATAACCTGATCGATTCCTGAACCCTCACTCCCAGATCCTATGCCATACCAACTGATGCAACCCCGCTTCCCGATTGGGAAGGTTTATGCCACCCCCGGCGCACTCGCGCTGAATGAGGACCTGACAAAATTCCTCCGCCGGCATCACTGCGGCGATTGGGGCGAAGAACTCTGCGCCGAAGACAAGCAGGCGAACGAACATTCGCTCAAGGACGGCACCCGCCTGCTCAGCCGCTACTCCACACCGGGCGGGTCGATCTACATCATCACCGAGTGGGACCGGAGCATGACCACCATTCTGCTGCCCGAGGAATACTGAACCAGCCCGTTCATTCCGCATGCCAACGACGGAGTTTACGCTTCTAATGGCTGACTAACATACGCGGAATGTGGATGTGAGGGCCGACCATATTGCCATCCCTTGCGCGGGGGGCGCGTGCTTCTACGGCTGATTACGCGGAAATATGGTGGGCCGGAAAATGGTGCGGATGGTGCGCGACAAACGACGCGGGTGGCTGGCAGGAAGGAGGATGTCGGAACGCACAACCCCTCCGGCATCCAGATCCACCTATGAAACCGCAAGATCCCAAAGCCGAATCCATCACCTTCGGAGTTGAACTCGAAACCACCATCCCCGCGCTCTCCGGCGTCACCATCGGAGGCTATCACAATGGTAGCACCGTGCGCGTGGGAGCCGCCAATGGAACCACGCAGCACCTCACCGCCCCCACCTTCAATAGCACCCATTGGAAAGCCGAACGTGACGGTTCCATCCGCGCCAACCCGGGCCGCCTGGCCTGTGAATTCGTCTCACCTATTCTCCAAGGCGGCGAGGGCGTAGCCCACCTCCTTCAATTCGTGGAGTGGGCCAACGCCATCGGGGCGAACGTGAACGGAACCTGCGGCGTCCACATCACGGTGGGTGTGGGCTCCATCATCGGCACGGACGACCCGCAAGCGATGAGCGAATACGCACGCAAGCTCGCCCACATCACGCGGTGGCACGCCATGAGCCTCTACGGCCAGACGGGAACCGGACGCCACCTGAACCGCTTCAGCCACACGCTCGGCGAGGACGTTGGAACTCTGGTCCGCCAGATGGAACGCAACAGCAACCCTACGCGCAAATCCGAGGCTGCCCGCCAATGTGGACGTGGCATGATCAATTTCCAAAAACTCTTCACCCACGGAGTGATCGAATTCCGGGTCTTTGCCGGCACACTCAACCGGCACAAAATTCTTCACCACCTTGCCACGGTGTTAGGGCTTTGCCGCCGCGCCGCCGAAGTCGAGTGCCTCGGGTCTTTTGGAAGAAACAAGAGCCAAGCGAAACGCACGGCCACCGCCAAGGACGCTCTGCGCTTCCTCTGGGATTACCTCGGATGGACCGGTTCCAAGCGCCCCGTCGCCCTGGGTCTGGTCGGTCCCCTGCACTCGGAATTCAAGCACTACCGGAAGATCGCCGACCGGATGTGCCGCCGCTTCGATTCCCGCTTCCCTTACGCCAACCTCTAACCAAACAAAACCATGTGTGTAATCCTCGTATGCCCAGCCGATGTTCGGCCTGATAGAAAAACCCTCGATGCCTGCCACGAAGCGAACCCCCACGGTGCCGGTGTGGCGTGGCGGGAGGATGGAGTGGTGCGCTGGTTCAAGGGACTCGAACCACGGGAAATCGAACCGCTGATCGCCCAACTCACGGGCGAGATCGTGATCCACTTCCGGTGGGCGAGCGTCGGGGAGGTGACGCCGAAGCTGTGCCATCCATTCCCCATTTCAGCGAAAGCCACCACGCGCCTCTCCGGTCATGCACGCGCCGTGCTATTCCACAATGGAACGTGGAGTGCGTGGCGTGATACCCTGAAGCGCATGCCGAAGCACCGGATGCCTGACGGCCTGCTGTCCGACACCCGGGTCGCCGCGTCCTTGGTGGATCTTTGTGGCATGGACACGCTCGACCGCCTCCCCGGCAGGTGGGTGTTCTTCGACCGCGACTTCACCGAACTCTACGGCGACTGGCGCGAGTGGGGCGGCATGAAGGCGAGCAACCTCGGATTCACCTACGGCCTGACCACGCGCCCCTCTTTTTTAGCGCCAAAGTATACGCAGCCTGCGGATAGCCACCACCAGCCCTTTCTCAACTTTCCGGACACCTGCGGCAACTCGGACCTCTGAGCCACCCGCACGTGCCCTCTCCACGCAAACCATGAACCAAAAAACAGATACCATGAAGACCATGACCAAACCCGTCGTGCAGATCGGAGACCCCGTGAACCGCACATTCCACCCTGCCTTTGAAATCGACGCCCATGCCTTGTTGTGGGCGAGTGCCAAGGGACGGGACTTCATCCCCGCCATCGCCACCATCGGGCGCAAGAGCTACCAGAACGGCCCATTGCGTGACGAGCCACTGCCGGACGCCCGCAGGTATCCAGTGCTGCACGAGCGCATCGGCTATTGGGAAACCGCCCTCGAACTCGACGATCCGGAAATCCTGCTGGAGGCCGCCGTGACATCGGCGCTCAACAGCTTCCATGACCTGATGAAAGACAACCCGCTGGCGGCAGACCCACAGAAGTTCGTCGCCACCATCACCCAGGCCGCCCGCGAATGGGCAGAAGAATGCTTCAACACCGAACAGCCATGAAAGCCACCATCAAATTCTCACCGATGCTTGTCGCCTCTCCACGCGAGGACCACCAGCACCTTTACACCGAGCAGGAACTGGCCGTTTACCTGCGGATCTGCCGCCGCCAACTCTACTCGTGGCGCATGAGCGGACTCATCCCCTACATCAAACTCGGCAAAGCCGTGAGATTCCGCCTCGCCGATGTGGAGGCCGTTCTCACAACCCTAACTATTCATCACGAAGCAAAACCATGAAACGCACCTACAAACTGATCGCCAGCCGTGGCACCGAGATCGTCTTCGATGATCGTCTCCAAGCCGACAGCCCCCGCGACGCACGCCGGGAAATGAAGAAGCTGCTGGGCCTCGAAAGCCTGAGCGGCATCGTGTATTCCATCACCGAGATCCCGGTGGACCTGATCCGCGAGATCGTGGACGCCAGGATTGCCGAACTTGCCGGTGGAGCGCCGATTCAAACACCGGTGCCCGCCGACGTTGAGGCTCTGGTGATGGACCGCCTCAAGCCGATCCTCCGCCGACTTGCCGCATTGGAGCAGACGCCTGACGAGCCACCACGAAGCCCCCGCTTTGATCCACTGGCCGACTTGCCTGAACTCACGCCCGAGCCGGACTGGAACCTCGTAAAACGCCACTTCCGGCGCTACGGGGATCCGACAAAAACTGCGGCCAAGTATGGGGTGGACCTGCGAGAACTCAATGCTCGTGCAAGATTGGAGGGCTGGATA